GGGGATTCGCCATGTGCAGCTAGCTACACGGTATGTTATTTAATAACATACGACAATAGGACTCCGACTCTTACACTCTTTACAGAGTCGCCGGGAAGAGCTCTAAGGTTAACCACCTTAGCCCATGTCCGCCTATTCCTTTCCTCTGGTTACACCTGGTTAGTGTAACTTAGGAGGAGAGGGTCGGTTTTAATCACTTACTACTTGGAGATCACAAAATGGAGTCAATTGTAGAATTTTCGACAAAAGACGTCATTCAACTCACGTTGGATACTAACACTATCATGACCTTCGCGATGAGCCCTGACCATTGGAATAAGGATCGGTTGTTACCGAACTTTACGCTAAATGGTGAGAGTATTATCTGCGTCGGTACTGATGAAGAGTTAACCACGGAGTTTTGTGAGGCAATATGCGTTTTACTAGCATACGTCAAATCCACAGTAGTATTAGGCGATTAAAAACCGCTCTATAAGCAGAAAAGGACAAAGAAGATGGCTGACGTTTTTACTCCCATAGAGTACATTAGTGGTGGGGCAGCTAGTTTCTTCACTATAAGTGGAGATACTATAGAATTCAACGGGGGTCCCATCAATGATGGTCTCCGTGATGAAGTATTTCAGTACCTAAAAAATAGGTCTAAAATACGAATTCTAGGCACTGTAGAATCTGATTCAGATTATTACGGCGCTACTGTCATATCCTCTAGCGAGGGTTCCCCTTATGTATCACTCGTGACAAATTGGACTAGTAAAACTAAAGCCTCAAACGCGCCATTCCGAAAAAGAGTGGCCGCGGGCGAAGTTTTGGTGTCTGACTTTGATCACGAGAGGGTTACATGTGTAAGTACTCCACGGTTTACCGGCGGAGCGTATTATGCATATGCCCAGAGTGAAAACTATGACCGATGGGATCTTGTGGCGATGGGTATTTTAGAGTACGTCCCCTCTGGACCTTCATTCTCCAAGTTTTACTACCGTAAGGTAGATGCTTGGGTAACGAATGGTTCGTGGGGAACAACCTATAGCCTACGCCAGGGTTTCCAATGGGCCCCTCCTCGGGATATCACGGCTGAATCAGTCGTTGGTATCGTCAAGGGGTCACGTGAGGTTGACGTTGGTTTCGTTACCTCCCTAGTTGCCGATGCAAATCAAGGCACGCTTGACCTGCTAACAACACTGGCTGAAATGCCAGAAGTCATTTCCTGGTTATCCAGTATGGCTTCAAGGGTATCCTCCCTTGTGCGGGGTATAAAAGGACGTCGTTTATCTCTAACCAAATCTTTCGAGAATAGGAAAGAGCACCTTAAGCATAAATTTGCTGAAGATGAGTTGGCACTTGAAATCAAAATACGTCAAACTGTACGTGACACGGGAGTGTTTAGTTCCCGGCGTGCACAATTGATGCATCTTAGAAATCTTCGTCGCCAGCAAAAACGATTGGTCAAAACATACGACCGAGCATTACGGAAGAGTGGTATCGAGTTCAACGATGCCATGGCAAACGTTTGGATGGAGTTTAGGTATGCAATAATGCCTTTAGTCTATACTGCCATTGACGTAACAGAATCACTGACGAAATCGCCAGAGTTTCTCACATATAGGGACGGGATTAAGAGTAACCCGCGTGTGACCCTAGCTCCAGACCTCCCAGAGCTTGTTGTTGATAGATTAATGAGGGTTTGGATCAGAGACCGTGTCTCCACGGCCGTCGGTCCTTTCTCTCTATCAGCTTCCGGTGTTACTGGAAACATATTAACAACAGCTTGGGAATTAATTCCTCTTTCCTTTGTTGTAGACTGGTTCGTAAATGTTGGTGATACGATTACTGCCTTAAGTGGCGGTTCGAGCATCGACCGGGTGTCTTCCTTATCATGGAAAGACGTCCTCGATTATTCACACTTCAATCCAGAAGATGGAAGTAGTGTAACAATCAGCGGACAGCTTTATAACAGGAAAAAGGTTAACCTTTTAACATATACTTGCCTTTCAATTGAACAAGGCTTGGACACGTTCCGAATTTTCGACAGCATTTCACTGTTATGGAATTCGAAGCGTGAGGATCTTATACGGTCATCAAACCGTACCAGGAGCAAAAGATGATCTTACGTCGTCTAACGTTTACAGGCACTAACGTGCGCTGGACAAATCCGACTGATTTTACTGACACTGTGAAAGAGTCAGTGGTAATTCAACCGAAGAATATTAGTTCCATCAAATTGATGAATACTAATGTTCAAATTAAGTTGAATCGTCGTCGCCTCCTCAACCCATTGGCAGAAGGTGCTGAACCGTGTTGCGACTACATCCCTCGTTATGAGGACATGTCAGCCAGCTTCTCGTTTTCAGCTTCAACTGCTGCTGGGGCAGAAGGCGAAAAATTAATCGCTGATCTATTTTCCGTTGTTTCACAGACGTATCCCGAATTTAAAAATGGGTTCCCGTCTGTTGACACGGTGATCACGATTAGTTAATTCAACCAATATAGGACAAGGTTCATTATGCAATCTAAGCACAAAGAACAAGCCTTGAATGATATTCAAGTCCTCAATTCAACGAGAGTTGAAAAGCCTAACGTAAAGGAAATTAATAAAGTCCTTTATGAAAAGGTTATCAAACCTCTAAAGAGTTTAGACCATCATTCTTTCGGTTCTGATTTACCACATGACTATGACATTTGCAGGAAGTCTCTAATTATCCATAGGGGAACAACTAAGTTCGCTCGTCCGGGTAAGAAGGACCTCCTTCGTAGTCAAGCTTTCACCACTTACATGGAATATGAGGAATATCTGAGTGCGCTCGTTGAGAATGAGCGTACAGAAGATTTTAAGTTGGGATGGATCGGTCACCCGATCCGCAACTTCTTCCATTCCCTAATGAGCGATTTTGACATTAAGTCACTGCTCAGGAATGCACCTCTCCGTTTTTCCACTGGAGAAACGTATATTTCATGTAAGGGAGACACAATTGTCGTCGCCAAGCTCTGTAAAAAGGAGCATTGGTGCACTACAAGTAATAACTTGGAGAACACAGTGTATCTCATCTATCATTGCCGCGGATTAAAACTCGCAGCAACCAATTTCTTCCCTCTTCTCACCAAGCGTGAGAAGTTCGCGCTCTTCGCGAGATTTGCGCATAAGAACTCTGAGGTAGGATACTACGTATTCAGGCACCTTCTTATCAACCATGTTCTCACGGTTGTTGATGGTGCTCGAGCTAGTAGTGTCCCTAAAAATGAAGAAACTGATAGATTCATCAATGTGGAATGCTTTTTCAATGTACTTGTTCAAGCGTGCATTGAAACCTACTTTAGAAGGAAATTAAAGAGGATCGGAAACGACCTCGACCTTAAAAGTGTGGTTGACAATAAAACGCTATCTCGGAGTTTCCGGGACACACAACATTTACATGGTTTCTTGATTCGTTTCGAGGAGCTTTGTACTATTGACCTAAAGAATGCCTCAGACAGCACGCTATTAAAACGTGTCCTGAGTCTATTCCCACGGCCAGTATGCTCAGCAATTCTAACGACAAGAAGTCCGGAGGTTGAGTTTAAAAACAAAGGTGTCACTACCGTAGTCTACCCTGAAAAGGTGTCGTCTATGGGCAATGGTTATACCTTTGGATTAATGTCCCTGCTCCTTGCAGGTGCATTGACAGCTCACGACGTGTCCTCAAATGTTTTTGGGGACGATATTATCGTCAGCCTCAATGATGCAGATCTCTGCATCAAAATCTTGGATTTCCTCGGCTACGTCGTCAATGATGCGAAGACCTTTATCAACCATCCCTTTAGGGAAAGTTGTGGGTATTTTCACTACATTGGACGCGGCTACATTAGATCTTTCGATATAACATATATAGAGGATCACCTTGATCTTATAGTCACCACCAACAAATTGTATTTGCTTTGGCAGGACTGTAAGGACTGGGATAATGAACTATCGGAAATTTTCAAGATCGGATGGAAAAGCCTTCGGGACTTCACTCCAGTCTATCAGCGGGGTATACCCCCTTCTTCTTCTTACTTTGAGGCAGAGAATCTCGGACTATATGTCTATGATCCTGATTACCTCTTTCGCAAGAAGGGAAGCGCGCGTTCTACCGAAGCGTTTAAGCTCGTGTATAACTTGATGCAGGCAAATGGACTAAGTATGAAGGGTCTGGACGTAATTCATTGTCCTATCTTTGTACCTAAGAGGAGCGAAACAAGACCTATCAAGAGTTACCAGCGCTTTCTAAAAGTAACGAGTATGAATACTCCGTTACTCATTAGAGGTTCTGGTCACTACAGGAATGAGGTTTGCCTCGTTACTGATCATGGGCTTGTCTACCGACTCGTCGCGTTCTTTGCCTCCACGGATGTTACCATAACGGACCTTAACAAGGTCATCTCTCAAAAGAGACGTTACATGAAACTTCCAGTATAACAAAAACCGCC